TATTCGGAAGGATGTGGTGGTCTTATGTGGGATTGCTGGGGAGGAACTAGTGGTGTTGAATGGGCAATAAACAAGTTAGAGAAGTTATCTTTATCTGAACAGGACGCTGAAGCTCTAGAATTACTAAACGATGTACTAAATAAATTAAAAGATGAGTAGAAGAAGAGAGCAGGAATGGAGTAGAACATCTCCAAAGAACAAGAGAAGAGCTTGTCTATGTAAAGATGGTAGCAGGTATAGTAGAGACTGCTGTAAAGGTAGAATGATTAATCAAGGCATAGGTAGAATAAGTGCAATATCAGCTTTAACAGATGCTACTTTTTACAATGCAATAAACGAAATACTAGCACAAGACCCAAATGGAGATTTTTATTTAGCACCTTATGGAAAGATACAAGACTGGGATGTAAGCCAAGTAACAGATATGAGTGATGCATTTAAAAATAAATCAGATTTCAATGGAGATATTAGTAATTGGGATGTAAGTAATGTGACTGAAATGGGTTGGATGTTTTATGGAGCATCTTCTTTTAATCAAGATATTGGTTCTTGGGATGTGAGTAGTGTTACTAATATGACTTTTATGTTCGATAATACTCCCTTTAACCAAGACATTGGCTCTTGGGATGTAAGTAGTGTTATTGGTATGAATGGGATGTTTAAGGAAACACCTTTCAATCAAGATATAAGCTCTTGGGACGTATCAAGGGTTATGAGTATGAATGGTTTGTTTTATAAGGCATCAGCTTTCAATCAAGACATAAGTTCTTGGGATGTTAGTAGTGCAGATAATATGAGTTTAATGTTTTTTAGAGCATCCTCTTTTAATCAAGATATAAGTTCTTGGAATACAATTAGTGCTAGTGATATGGAATCTATGTTTAAAGACGCAACATCATTTAACAGAGATTTAAGTTCTTGGAATGTTAGTAATGTAATTTTTTGTAGTTCGTTTAATTATGGAGCAACTAACTATGTATTACCAAAACCTAATTTTACAAACTGCACACCTTAAATAAATAATTGAAAATACAACAATATTTATATTACTAGTTATTAGTGTTATAGAGTTATTAATAATAAATTTTAATTTATGAAAAGTCCAAAAGAAATTGTAGATGCTTTCAAAAGTATTTTACTTTCTTCTGAAGAAGTAGTTGAAACACCTGTAGAAGAGGTTGTTGAACTAGCTGAAGAAAAAGTAGAACAAGCTGAGGAAGTTATCGAAGAAGCTCCTATCGCAGAAGAAGAAGTTATTTCTGAAGATTCAGATATTGAATCACTAAAGAAGAAATACGATTCTTTATACGAAGAGTTAGATTCATTAAAGGCTTCTGTTAAGCAGATGATGGAAATCGTTTCTCCTTCAGAAGAGAAAGATGTTCCTGCTGAGTTATCAGAGGAAGTAGAAATTAAGGAAGAAGTTACTGAATTATCTGTAGAAGCAGAAGAAATAGTACATTCTCCAGAAGCTCAAGTAGAGCAAAAACAACAACATTTATATTCACAAAGCAGAAGTAGAACTGTGAAAGATTCAATCTACAACAAACTATTTAATAAATAAAAAAAGATGGCAACAACAACTTCAATTACAACAACTTACGCAGGAGAAAAAGCAGCAGGGTACATCTCAGCAGCTTTATTATCTGCAAATACTATCGAAAACGGTGGTATTACTGTTAAACCAAATGTAAAGTTCAAGCAAGTAATCAAGAGACTTTCTACCACAGACTTAATCGCTGATGGAAGCTGTGATTTCGCTGCTACTGACACTGTTACTTTAGACGAGAAAATCTTACAACCAGAGGAATTCCAAGTAAACTTAAACTTGTGTAAATCTGATTTTAGAGATGACTGGGATGCAATATCTATGGGATATTCTGCATTTGACAACTTACCTCCTTCTTTCCAAGAGTTTTTAATCGCTGAGATTATTGCTAAGATTGCTGACAAGAATGAGAAAAATATCTGGATGGGTGCTACTGCAACTGCTGGAGAATTTGACGGATTAGTAGCTTTAGCTACTGCTGACGGAACTGTAAACGATGTAGCAGGAACTACTGTTACTTCTGCTAACGTAATCGCTGAAATGGGTAAAGTAGTAGACGCTATGCCTTCTGCATTATACGGAAAGTCAGATGTAAAATTATACGTTGCTCAAAACGTTTATAAAGCTTATGTAAGAGCTTTAGGAGGATTTGGTGCTGACGGAGTAGGAGCTGCTGGTTACGAAGCAAAAGGAAATAACCAAGCTATCAACTCATTATTATTTGATGGAGTAGAGGTATTCTTAGCAAACGGATTAGACTCTAACTATATGTACTTAGCTGAGTCTTCTAACATCTTCTTTGGAACAGGATTATTATCTGACCACAACGAAGTTAAAGTATTAGATATGGCTGACATTGATGGTTCACAAAATGTACGTTTCGTAATGAGATTTACAGCAGGTGTACAACACGGATTTGGTTCAGACATCGTTCTTTACACTCCAGCTTAATTAACTGATTATTAACAATAACCCTCCTCTTTATGGGGAGGGATATTAAAACCCAATACAACAAATGGCTTGTGATTTAACATTAGGAAGAAAAGAAGTATGTAAAGATTCGGTTGGAGGTATAAAAGCTATCTACTTCTCGAATTTTGAAGATACTACTACTGCTAGTTACACATTTGACTCTTCTGATACAGACGTTATTGACGCTGTGTCTGGAACACCAAATGTATACAAGTATGAAGTAAGAGATGCTTCTTCTTTCACGCAAAATATTCAGTCTAGTGCTGAAACAGGAACTACTGCCTTCGAACAAGTAGTTGAATTGACCTTGAAAAAATTAACTGTTGATGACCATAAAGAATTAAAATTACTTTCTTATGGTAGACCAAGAGTTATCGTTCAAGACCAAAATGACAATTACTTTTTAGCTGGATTTGAAAATGGCTGTCAAGTAACTGCTGGTACTATCGTAACAGGACAAGCAATGAATGACCTAAGTGGTTATACATTAACTTTAACTGGTATGGAAAAGAAACCTGCTAACTTCTTGGATTCTGACCCTGCAACTGTAGGATTTACTGTTGTAGTTCAATCATAGTTTTTCAGTTTACTTTATGTTTTTTAGTTTAGGTCTACTTCGGTAGACCTTTTCTTTTGCAATAAAAACAAAAAAGTAAATATACGTTATAAGTTTATGATTAGATTATTGCCAACATCAAGCTCACAAACTTTTTCTATCTTACCTAGAACATTAGATACAACAGGTATCGATGCTACAATAAGAGAAGACGGAACAGGCAACGTAGTAACAATTTCAAATGTTACAGCATCAGTCAACAATGACTACATAGATATAACTCTATCTTCAGATAAGTTTATAGCTGAAAGAGCCTATGTCTTAGAGATGACTAGAGGTGCGAATTTATGGTATAGAGATAAGATATACGTTACAAGTCAAACAGACACGGATATTTACCATACTATAAGTACTGGTTACTATGAAGAGAATGATACAGATGGCGATGATAAATACATAACAATATAATGGGTAAAATAAATATTAAAAAGAATTATTCAGTAAGTAAGCCAAAGACGTATACTAAGAACTTTAGTGTCGTTGAACTATCTACCTATGAGATGCCTAAGGCTATAGAAAGAAAAGGAGATAATTGGGTTAGCTGGGGAGAAGACAACAATCACTTTGGTAGACTAATAGACTTAAATTTAGGTAGTCCTACTAACTCAAGATGTATTAAAGGTATATCTGATATGATTTATGGTAGAGGTTTAGAGTGTACTGATAGTAAAGAGAAGCCTGTAGAGTGGGCAGAGACTCAATTAATATTTAAGCCTAAAGACATTAAAAGAATAGTAAACGATAGGAAAGAGTTAGGAATGGCTGCTATTCAAGTTGTTTACAATAAAACTAAAAAAAGAGTACTAAAAGCATTACACTTTCCAATAGAAACTCTTAGAGCTGAGAAAGCTGTAGATGGGATTATAAAAGCTTGGTACTATCATCCTAACTGGTCTGAGTATAAAAGAGGCGATAAGCCTAAAAGAATACCTGCTTTTGGTCAAGGTGGCAAGAAGGAAACTTCTGAGATATTTGTATCTAAACCTTATCAAAGTGGATTTTGGTATTATACTCCTAGTGACTATCACGGATGTTTACAGTACTGTGATTTAGAGGTAGAGGTATCTAACTACCATATCAATAATATAAAAAATGGTTTACAGCCTAGCTTATTTATCAACTTCAACAATGGTATTCCTCCAGAGGAGACTCAAGAAATAATAGAAAGCAAGATAAATGATAAGTTTGGAGGAACAAACAATGCAGGTAGAACAATCATAGCTTTTAACGAAGACAAAGATAGTTCTGCAACTATAGACCCTATACACTTACCAGATGCTCACGCACAATATCAGTTCTTAGCTGATGAGAGTAGAGAGAAGATAATGTTAGGACACGGAATTGTATCTCCTATTTTATTAGGTATTAAGGATAACACAGGTTTTGGTAACAATGCAGAGGAATTAAGAACTGCATCTATACTTATGGATAACTTTGTTATTAGACCTTTCCAAAAGGATTTATTAGATGATTTCTGTGAGATATTATCTGTAAATGGAATATACCTAAACTTATACTTTGTTACTTTACAACCTATTGAGTTTACAGAATTAGACAACATCTCTACTAAGATTAAGAGAGAA